GCCCGCGATCAGGTCATCCCGCTAGGCGAGCCGCAACATTGTGGAAACCAATAAAAAAGGAGACAGAAATGTCAGACGTTAGGAAGCTACACGAGAAGCGTGCTTCCCTCTTGACCGAGGCTCAGTCCATCGTGACTGACCTTGCCGAGAAGGGCGAGTCGCTTGAGGGCGAGTCACAGGCTCGCTTTGAGAAGTTGACCTCGGAGGCTGCAACGGTTGCGGCCGCGATCCGTTCGGAGAAGGATGCCAGCGAAGCACGAAGCGCTGCTGATGCAGTTCGCGCTGAGTACGCCACGGCAATCGCTCCTAAGGTCGAGAAGTCCGAAGGGTCAAACGACGAACTCCGCGCACTTGCTCGCTTGGGCGGGTCGCAGACGTTCGAGTACCGCGATGTCTCACGCAGCACTGGCCTGGGCAACCCAGTCACCATTGCTGACCGCGTGAACGTTGTTGCGGCACAGTTCAACCCATTCATTGACCCAGCGATCATCACGGTCGTTCGCACCAGCACCGGCAACAACATTCAGTTCCCACGAGTCACGGCTCTTGGAACCGCTGGATCAGTTGCTGAGGCTGGCACGATCGGCGAGTCGGACGGAACGCTCAGCGCGCTGTCCCTCACGCCAGTCAAGTACGCGACCATCATTCAGGTCACCGAAGAGCTTGCCGAAGACGCAGCCTTTGACCTGAGCGCGATGATCGCCGAGAAGTGCGGCGCGGAAGTCGCAGTTGCTCACGGTGCCTTCGCTGGTACCGCTGTTGCCGCTGCTGCAACCGTTGGCGCAACTGGCTCAGGCACCGTTTCAGTGAACCCAACCTATACCGACCTTGCGAAGCTCAAGGCGTCTGTGAACCAGGCGTACCGACGCGCTCCTAAGGCTGGCTGGTTGATGAATGACACCACGCTCGGTGTGGTCACTGGTCTCGTTGATACAACGGGCCAGCCGATCTTCCGCGCAGGTGACGCGAATGTGGCAGACCGACTCCTCGGAGCGCCTGTCTACAGCGCAGCACTCATTGACCTGACCGATGACACCGCAGGCGCAATCCTGTTCGGTGACCTCGGACAGATTTACACGGCCCTCGTTGGCGGTGTTCGAGTTGAAGTTTCCCGCGAGTTCGCGTGGAACCTCGGCCTGATCTCCTACAAGGTGGAAGTTCGTGGCGCGACGGGCCTTGCTCAGACAACGGCCGTCAAGTCGTACAAGTCAGCCAACGTTTCCTAATCAGTAGGCGACTAGGTTGAGCGGCGGGGTGCTGGGCTTCGGCTCGGCACCCCGTTCGCATCAGGAGGGGAAATGGAAATCTGGAAGAGACTGAAGAAATTGGGGCGCAAGGGCGCTGCTAAAATCAACGCAGAGGCACCTACGAGCCACGTAGAGCGCGCCATTGTGGTCAGGTGGGGCAATACAGCCACCGTGAAGCGAACGCCGCTTAGAGAGCGGGAAAGAGGGATTGACGAGTGACTCAGTATCTAGCGTCTAGGCAGATGAGCGTGGGGACTGCGGCTGCCAGCGTTGTCGAGGGTCGCGTCGCTGGAACGGAGGTTCACTTGCACGCACTCGCCAACAACTCAAAGGACGTGTTGATCGGCGCTTCAGACGTGACCCTTGCCAATGGCTTTGTGCTACGCAAGGGGGAACACGTGACAATCCGGCTAATGGAGCGACAGACGCTCTATGCTATCGCCGAGAACAATGGTCAAATCCTTACCGTCCTGTCAGTCGGAGGCATCTAAATGTCATACGCAAGTCTCGCCGAGTTCAAGGCTGCAATCGGGATCAGCGACAGCTCCGACGATACGGCGCTGCAGTCTGTCCTCGATGCGACCGACGCACTCATTGACCTTTACACCGATCGCAAGAACGGCTTTGGCACAGCGACACAAACGCGCTACTACACGGCAGAGGACTACAAGTACGTCCTCGTTGATGACCTTGTAAGCATTACGACGCTGACGACTGACGACGACGGCAACGGCACCTACGAGACAACGTGGACTGCCGGCACCGACTACAACCTCGCGCCTGGCAATGCCGCGCTTGATGGGTTTCCGTACAACGAGATTGACGTGTCGGTCAACTGGCCGCGCAACTTCCCACGCGACGTCTATCGCGGCGTCAAGGTGGTCGGCGTCTTCGGATGGCCAGCAGTGCCAAGCGCCGTGAAGCAAGCCGCAATCATTCAAGCCGGTGCAGTGTGGTCAAGCCGCACCTCGCCGTTCGGCGTGATCGGCTCGCAAGACCTCGGCGGCATCATCCGCCAGACACGCGCACTGCACCCTGAATCTCAAGTCTTGCTTGAGGCATACCGCAAGCGCGAAGGGTTGGCTCGCTAATGGCACTTGGCAATACCTTCAATATCACCATCAACCAGGGCGCAACCTTTGAGCTGACGATCACCTGGAAGGACTCGGCTGGCACCGCAATCAACCTGAGCGGATACACCGCACGGATGCAAGTGCGCGAGACCTACTCGTCAACGACGCCAATCGTTAGCCTGACAAACGGCGCTGGCATTACGCTCGGCGGAGCGGCTGGCACAGTGGCCCTTGCGATCTCGGCGACGACCACGGCTGCACTGACCGCGCCGTTCAGCGGCGTCTATGACCTTGAACTCGTGAGCGCAGGCGGCGTGGTGACGCGCCTCTTGCAAGGAGCAGCAACAGTTTCACCTGAGGTGACGCGATGACCGTAGAAGTTGACCTGACGCAGCAGATCATCTCGATCAACGACACGCGCACAGAGATTGTCGTTCAGGCACCTGGACCCGCAGGCGCGCAAGGTCCGACAGGTCCTGCAGGCGCAACTGGCCCAGCGGGTAGCGCAGGTCCTGCTGGTTCTGCTGCCACCATCGCCGTCGGCAGCGTTGCACAAGGCACCGCGTTTGCAATCACCAATAGCGGCTCATCTTCCGCCGCTGTCTTTGACTTCACGCTCATCAAGGGCGACACTGGCGATACAGGTCCCGCAGGCGCGACTGGCGCCGCAGGATCAGCCGCAACGATCGCGGTTGGTAGCGTCACATCTGGCACCGCAGCCGCCGTCACAAACACTGGGTCTAGTTCCGCCGCTGTCTTTGACTTCACGCTAGTACCTGGCGCAGCGGGTTCGGCGGGTCCTGCAGGCTCTGCCGCGACCATCACCGTTGGCGCGGTCACGCAAGGAACTGCAGTCGCGGTCACCAACAGCGGATCAAGCTCAGCAGCAATCTTTGACTTTGTTCTTGCAAAGGGAGACAAGGGAGATCAGGGCGATCCAGGCGACACAGGTCCTGCGGGAGCTACTGGCGCAACTGGCGCAACTGGAGCCGCAGGCTCCGCTGCGACAATCGCTGTTGGCACCGTCACGCAAGGGACGGCGGTGGCCGTCACCAACTCTGGCTCATCGTCGGCTGCCATCTTTGACTTCGTACTTGTCAAAGGCGACAAGGGCGATCAGGGTGACGCAGGTGCCACTGGCGCGACTGGCGCCACAGGCGCGACAGGCGCAGCGGCAACCATCGCCGTGGGAACCGTCACTTCAGGAACTGCGGCTGCCGTCACTAACAGCGGCTCGTCGTCTGCGGCCGTCTTTGACTTTGTTCTCGTGCCAGGTGCAACTGGAGCCACAGGCGCGACAGGCGCCACGGGAGCGACAGGAGCCGCTGCAACTATTGCCGTCGGCACGGTCATCACTGGAACCGCTGGCTCAAACGCCACTGTCACCAACGTCGGCAGCTCTGGCGCGGCAATCTTTGACTTCTCAATCCCGCAAGGCGTCGCTGGCTCAACTGGCGCGACAGGCGCAACGGGAGCAACAGGCGCTCCAGGAACTGGCGTGCCGGTCGGCGGGACTGCAGGGCAGGTTCTCTCCAAGATCAACGCCACTGACTACAACACGCAGTGGATTGACTTCACGGCTGGCACTGCCGCAACAGGCGGCGTGTTCGGCGTCACCACGCTTGAGGACTCGGTAGCCTCGACTTCTACGACCACGGCCGCAGTGCCGAACAGCGTCAAGACTTCTTATGACTTCGCCGCGACAAAGGCGAAGGTCAGCGTCGGCACGGCTGCTCCAGTCACGCCAAGCACTGGCGACGTCTGGGTAGATACGGCTGGAACGGCAACGGCAATCAACGCCGTGCCACTCGCTGCGTTCACAAGCACTGGCTCAATCCTGTACGGCGGCGGAGTTGGCACGGCTTCTACGCTCTCGATTGGCACGGCAGATCAGCAGCTCGTCGTCTCTGGCGGCGTGCCTGCGTGGGCGACAAGTCCAGACATTGCAAAGGCGACGCTCACGACCACTGGCGACATCCTGTACGCGAGCGGCAGCGCAACACCTGCTCGACTTGCGATTGGAACTGCAAGTCAGGTGCTTTCAGTTGCTGCTGGTCTTCCATCGTGGACAACGCTTACAGCCGCAGGCGCAGACGTGCAGGAGTTCACCGCAAGCGGCTCGTGGGTCAAGCCTGCGGGCAAGAGCGCGGTCTATGTGTTTTGCGTTGGCGCAGGCGGAGGCGGCGGCAGCGGATCTAGGGGCAATACAAACGAAGTCTACGGCGGCGGCGGCGGAAGCGGTGGATCTCACGTTTCTAAGTGGCTTGTTGCCAGCGCGCTGGCTGGAACAGTCACCGTTACAATAGGTCTTGGTGGCGCTGGCGGAACAGCATTAGCATCAGGGTCTACTGCCGCAGGAGGAATTCAAGGCACAGACGGAGGGAACACTTCATTTGGAACCGTTGCAGTTGCCATTGGCGGAATCGGCGGCGGAAATCACACAAACATTTCCAATGCCCAAGCAGGAAATGGTCTTGCGGAGTGGGGCGCGCGAGGCCTTACTGCAAGCAGTGGAACGGCAGCAAGAACTTCAGACGCGGCTGGGACGGCAAGGAATTTTCTTTCCTCTGAACCTACAAACTACAATCTATTTTTGTATCCAGGTCGTGGGGCGCAACCTCTTCATTCCGCTGTTCGCGCAATGACTAGAACTGGCGGCGGCGGCGGCGGCGGAAGCAGAGATAATGGCACTGCATACTTTGGTGGCGCGGGAGCCAGAGGCTTCGGATCTGATGGCACTGTTGCCGCTGGGGGGACTGCTGGTACTTCAACATCTGGTGCTGGAGAAAACGCCACACCAGAATTTGGTAGCGGCGGCGGTGGTGGTGGCTGTGTAACTAACGGCACAGCCTCAGCGGGCGGCAACGGCTACCTCGGAGGAGGCGGAGGCGGAGGCGGCGCATCATTCACAAGCGGAGGGAATGTTCGTCCAGGCGCAGGCGGCGAAGGTGGTGGCGGCTATGTCCTCGTCATCTCAGTGTAAGGAGAACCAATGAACGGCTACCTAGTCATCAAAGACGAACAAGTCATCAACACCGTTCTTTGGGACGGCGTGTCCGACTGGACGCCGCCTGAAGGCACAACCGTTGAGCTTGCACCCGCTCACGTGGGCATCGGCTGGACGCGCGTTGATGGCAACTGGATCGCACCAGAGCCACCTGCTGCTCCGACGCCAGACCCAGCCAAAGCATCCGCACGCGCTAAACTGGCTGCTCTTGGTCTTACTGACGAAGAGATCAGCGCAATCGTAGGAGGCTAAGTGGCAAACATCCCAAAGGTCTGGAACGGAACGGCGTTCATTGAACTGGAGGCTGCGGCCACGGTTGCGCCGGCTGCGTCTACGACCGTGGTCGGCATCGTCCAGCTCACCGACTCAACCTCGTCCACCTCGACCACAACGGCAGCCACGCCAAACAGCGTCAAGTCAGCCTATGACTTGGCAGGCACGGCGATCCCGAAGGACACGGTCACGGCTGAAGGGGATTTGCTTTATGCAAGCGGCAGCGCGACGGTCACAAGGCTCGGCATTGGTACAGCAAACCAGGTGCTTTCGGTTGGTACCGCTGGCATCCCGACGTGGGCGGCTGCTGCGGCTGGCGGCGGCGTCCTCAAATACGAAGAGTTCACTTCAAGCGGCTCGTTTGTGATGCCAGCAAATACAAGCGGTAGTGCCATTGCTGTGGTTGAAGTTATTTCTGGTGGTGTTGGTGGCGATGGCGGTGCGAAGGTGACTGGCACCTCTGCTGAAGCTCAAGGCGGATCAGGGGGACACGGAGGACATTATGGAATGTGGACGATTCCAGCCTTAGCGCTTGGGACTGCTGGCGGAACAGTAACCGTTACGGTAGGAGCTGGAGGTGCAGGCGGAACCGCAAATACTGCGGCGGCAGGAACGGTCGCTGGTGGCAATGGCGGCTCTTCAAGTTTTGGATCAATCACTGTTCCAGGATCTCGTCGCGGATCAAGTGGGATGCCTCAAGTTGTGACGGGAAGCTGGTGGAGAGTAACCAGCGAAATAGATATGACTGCAAATGACAACGTAGCGACCGGAACTGCAAATCAAGTAAGTCCAGTAAGTGGAAATCATTTGATTGGTCCTGGAGGAATGGGCGGTATCACAAACAACGCAAATATGTTCCGCAGTGGCATTGACGCTGGTCTTGTTGGCGGCGGAGGCGGAAGTGGCGGCGGATTCTCTCGTCCAAGCGCTTCATATAAATCTGGAGGCAATAGCGGCAAACGATATGGTTGGCTTGGCGCAGAAAATGTCTTTCTTCCAAACGGCTCCGCCGAGTTGAAAAGCACCTTTGGAAATGGACACGCCGGTGGTGGATCCGCAGTCAATGGCACAAATGGAACAACTGACAGCGGAAATGGCGGCAGTGGCGGTGGCGCGGGAGACCTTGTAAACGCAGGAAGTGGTGGCGCAGGCGCCGTACCTGGCGGAGGCGGAGGCGGAGGAGGTGCGGGAAGAAGTGCTAACTCTGGCGCCGGTGGTGCTGGCGGCAGCGGTCGCGTAAGAGTGTGGATTATCCAGTGAGATACCTAATCGTTCGTGAGGGAGTGATTGAGAATATTGCAACCTGGGATGGCGTATCTTACTGGACGCCGCCAGAAGGCACGACCGCTGAGTTAGATCTTCACGGCTCACATATCGGCTGGATCAAGCAGGAGGATGGGAGCTTCGCAGCGCCGTTCGTGCCAGAGCCAGAGGTGATTGAAGGCTCGTCAGAAACGTTGCCTGAATGAACGACCTAACCATCCTTGACGCAATGGCCGAGCGGCTCAAGTCAGTTGAGCCTCCAATCGGCTACGCCATCCGTGCCGTCCACGCCACCCCGCCGGAGTCCCTCGCGGTCGTGCCAGCCATCGTGCTGCTGCCAGCGGACGACTCGATCAGCGTCGGGTCAGGCAATCGCACGGTCGTGCTAAGCGTCAACGTCGTGGCGTACCTTCTCCCGATTCCACGAATGGAGCAGAAGTACCGCGACCTTTATACTTTCCGAAGTTGGCTCCGCGACGCCTTCAACGGCGCGGTGACAATCTCAGGTGAAGCGGTCCAGGTTGCCGTGACAAGCACGACAATGGGAA